CAACGCAGACCCAGATTACACACTTGGCGGGGAGCTAATCACAGACACAGCCGCACACACAGGCAGATTTAAAAGTATTTTTTTCAAAGAAGATACACAAATCAACACGGCTTCGCATAATTATTCAGGAAATTCAATTGATTCTGAAACTTTTAAAGCGGGTCAAACTATTTACGGATTGTTTACAAGTATCACTTTGACAAGTGGCGCTTGTATTGCCTATAAAATCTAATGCCAAACTTCGCGAGCGCTGTCCAGAAAGCAATAAAAAATGTTGCTTCAATTCAAGGCTTTGGACAAGATGTAACAATAAGAACTATTACTGCGGGTTCTTACAATACAACAACAGGCGTTATTTCAGAATCGAACAGCGATGCAACTGTCAAAGCTGTTTTTGAAGATGTAAATATGCGCGAAGTAAATGAACTTATTCAGGCAGAAGATAAAAAAATTACAATATCGGCGGG